GCCGACCAGCAGATCAGGGAGCACGCCGGGCGCGGTCACATCAAGCTGTTCACGGCCGGCGACTCCGAGACCGAGGTCGCCGTGAACAAGCTCGGCGAGACCCTCCGCGAGGGGCACTTCCGGTTCCGCCGGACCGACCTCGTCAAGGAGGTCCTCATCGCGCACAACGTCCCGCCGTACCGCATCGGCTGGGCCGAGACGGGGTCCCTGGGCGGCAGCGCCGCGAACGAGATGCTCGGCGCGTACACGCTCGGCGCGGTCAAGCCGATCCAGCAGATCATCGAGGACCGGCTGCGCGTGACGCTGTTCGACCCGAAGATCGGCATCAAGACGGACGAGTTCCGCTTCAAGCTGAACGACCTCGAGCTCGAGGACGTCAAGAGCGAACTCGAGCTCGCGAGGGCCGGCGTCGAGGACGGCTTCATGACGCCGAACCAGGCGCGCGAGCACGTCGGCCTCGACACCGATGACGAGAAGGAAGAGCTGAACGAGTACTACTACAGGGGCACGAAGCTCGGCGAGCAGCCGCCGCAGTCCGGCGGGTTCGGCGGGGCTGGCGGCGGTGGCGGTGAGCAGGATGAGGGCGGCGGGCTATATCGCGACGAGCAAGGTCGCCTCGTTAACGAGCAGGGTAGCCCCGTGGATGAGCGGGGCAACGCCGTCGACAGCCCCATATTCGTCGACGAGCAGGGCAACGTCGTCGACGAGCAGGGCAAGAAGAGCAAGACGAAGATAAAATTTGCTCGCCGTCGGACCCCCGCTGGCGACGAGGCCAAGCGCGTCGTGCTTGAGATGCTCGCCGGGTACGAGGCGAAGCTCAAGGCCGCGCTCGTCGACAACGACCCGGTCGACTCGGAGCAGCCACCCGCAAAGAGGCCGCGCCGCGGTCGGGGCGCCCCCCGCCCCGCTCAGGGCGCCGGTCCGGCGCGCGACGACAAGCCGAGCTTCTCGTGAGGAGCAGGATATAGGTGCTGTGCGCTCCAAGATCTTCTCCGAAGTGGCGGCAGACGACCGGGCACGCGCGATAGCTCGCGTCCGCTGCGGGCTGGCGCAGTTCCTGGAGGGGCAGAAGCCCGGCGACGCGCTCGAGTTCATGAAGCTCATCGTCGGCTCCGAGGTCACCGTGCCGTCGCTGCCGCGGGCGCTCGCGCGCAGGGGGTACAACGGCACCCGTAGCACCCTCTACTATCACAGGACATATCTGTGCTTGTCGTGCACGACCCTCCGGAAGAAACTGAGGAAAAAATCATGACGGCGACTGACAAGATCAAGCTCGAAGCCAAGTACCAGCGCAGGATCGACCGGCTCAAGCAGACCAACTTCTCCCTCGCCCGGCGGCTCGAGGACGCGCGCGTCCTCAAGAAGGACCTCGCCGACATGGTGTACCAGGCCGCGAAGGAGTCCGCCGAGTCCCTCGACATCAGCCCTGTCGCGTCGCCCAAGGCGCAGGCCAAGAAGCACCCGACGTCCGAGTACGCGCAGGTCCTCCTGTCCGACCTGCAGCTCGGCAAGCGGACTCCGACGTACAACACGAAGGTCTGCGAGCAGCGCGTCCAGCTGTACGGGCGGAAGGTCCGCGAGCTGACCGACATCCAACGCTCGAACCGCCCGATCACCGAGGCGCGCGTGTACATGCTCGGCGACATGGTCGAGGGCGAGATGATCTTCCCCGGTCAGGCGCACCGCATCGACTCCTCGCTCTACCGGCAGGTGACGGTCGACGGGCCGCGCATCCTGATCGAGTTCCTCCGGGAGCTGCTCAGCCACTTCGAGAAGGTCCACGTCATCAGCGTCATCGGCAACCACGGGCGCCTCGGGCGACGCGGCGACTACCACCCGGAGTCGAACAGCGACCTGATGCTGTACCGCGTCTGCAAGACGGTCTTCGAGGCCATGAAGGAGCCCCGGCTGACCTGGGCGATCCCGTTCTCGGCCGGCGAGCGCAGCTGGTACGCCGTCGACGTCATCGGCCAGCACCGGTACATGCTGTTCCACGGCGACCAGATGCGCGGCGGTGGGTTCGCGGGCCTCCCGATGTACGGGTTCACCAGGGCGATCGCGGCCTGGGCGTCCGGCGTCATCCCGAAGGGGTTCCGCTACGCGATGTGCGGGCACTGGCACAGCATGTGGTCGATGCCCATCAACAACCGGACCCTGTGGGTGAACGGCAGCACGGAGTCTGACAACACGTGGCTCCAGGAGGAGCTGAAGGCGCGGTCGGACCCCGGGCAGTGGCTCCTCTTCGCGCACCCGAAGGTCGGCGTCACGTCCGAGCACAGGGTCCAACTCCTGAAGTGAGCTGACTGCGTGCCGTCCCGTAAGGTCCTCATGTTCGACGTCGACGGGTGCCTGGCTGACTTCATGCTGGCCTGGCGGACGCTGGCGCACGGCCTCTACGGGGTGGAGGTCTACAAGACCGGGGCGCCGCAGTACGACACCTGGTCCCAGGCGGACCTGACGGCGGACCAGCAGGACCACATGTGGAGGCTCGTGAAGGCCGACCCGCAGTGGTGGTACAGTGTGCCGCCGCTGGTCAACGGAGAAGAGGCCGAGCGACTGCGGGAGCTCTGGGACAGGCACACCCTCTACTTCGTGACGGCCCGAGTCGGCGAGACCGCGAAGCCACAGACCGAGTCGTGGCTGCGGTGGCACTTAGGCATCGCGAACCCCACCGTCGTCATCAGCAAGTGGAAGGGCGAGGTCGCGGCCGCGCTGGAGGCCCACGCCGCCGTCGACGACAAGGCGGAGAACGCCTGGGCCGTCGCGCAGCACACGAGGGGCAAGACGCGCTCCTACCTCCTTGACAGGCCGTTCAACCGGCTGAGCGAGAGCCCCGCCGTCGTCCGGGTGCACACCATGATGGAGTTCATGGACAAGGTGGACAAATGAAGATCCCGAGGCACCTGATCGGCAAGAACGTGCGGATCTTCTGGATCGATCCGAAGTCGCTCAGGTTCACGTCGATGGACGTGGAGAACCACTCGGACGTGCCGAAGGGGAAGGCCGGGCTCGCCAAGTGGGAGGAGCGCGGCGTGATCGAGAAGATTGAGGACGGGGTGATCTACCTCCAGCAGGGCATCGGCGCGGACCCCCCGAAGGAGGGGTCTCAGACCCACGAGCTGATCTACTCCGTCGTGCCGGAGATGCTGGTCGAGCGGGTCATCGTCCAGCAAGACGGCGAGTCGCTGGGCGGAGAGACGCTCACGACGTCGGAGCACGTCAAGCCGTGAAGGTTTATCTCTCCGGCCCGATGGAGGGGTGCACGGACGAGGAGATGAACGGCTGGCGCCAGGAGGTCGTGGCCAGACTCGGGCCCGCGGCAACCGTGCTCATCCCCGCTCTGGTCGTGGACCCCGACGACTTCACGCAGATGGTCCGCAGAGACAAGCGGGACATCGACGCGGCCGACTACGTCATCGCCAACCCGTGGAAGACGTCGTCCGGGACCTCCATGGAGGTGATGTACGCCTACATGCGCGGCACGCCCGTCGTCACCGTCGCCCGCCCGGGCGGGTACGTCAACCCGTGGTTCGAGCAGCACTCGTGCCGCATCGCAGAGAGCGTGGCGCACGCGTGCGACCTGGTCTTGGAGACAGTCGGAGAAAGGCTCGGCGATGAGGGTTGCTGAGGTCCTGGGCTGGATCGGGTTCGTGGCGATCCTCGCGAGCTACTTCGGACTCACGTCACGCCGCCTCCTGCTCCGCGGGTTCCACGCCCTCAACCTGCTGGGCGGCGTCTGCCTGGCCGCGAACGCGTACGCGCACGGCGCGTGGCCGCTGGCCGCGCTCAACGCGGTGTACGCGGCGATCGCTGTGTTCGGACTGGCGAAGAGGAAGTCGGGGTAGAATAGTGACGTGGGCACAAAGGGTCACCTGGTCAAGGAGAAGCGCCGGGCGCAGAAGATTGGCGGGTGGTCGAGGCACGTAAACGGTCCCGACCACCAGCCGGCCAACCGCCGCCTCCGCCGCCGCCAGCACCGAGACCTGAGGAAGAGGATCGAGAGCGAGTCGGAAGTAGAATGATCCCCGAGACGTTCCGCAAGTCTTCGACGCACCGAAAACTCTGGGCTACATACGAGTTCCTCTCCGAGCGCGACCCGATCGGGCCTATAACAAAAAGTGTAATAGACCGAGAGGTGGTCAAGCGCGCGGTCGACCGGCGCAGGACGATCCTCGAGCACCGGGCGGCTGACACGCTCAAGGCGTACTTCCGCGAGGAGCGCGCGCACGTTGTCCGGGCAGTCGGGGCCGGTCGGGATGTCGGCCCGGCGCTCAAGTCGCTTGAGTACGACCTGGAGGACACCTACAAGTGGGTCTGGGGCGACTCGGCGAAGTCCTGGGGCCGCTGGGCGGCCGAGCACGTGCGCCGGTCGATCGAGAAGGCGAAGAAGAGGCCAGCGGCGTACGACTTCGGCGCCCCGGTCGACGCGTGGCTCCTGGAGAACGCGGGCAAGCGCATCACCGGGATCACCGAGTCGAGCAGGAAGAAGATCTCCGCGCAGATCGCCCAGGGGACGGCGGCGGGGGAGACGCTCAAGCAGATCGCCAGGCGAATCGACAAGTTCTACCTCGCGGACATCATCCCCAACCGGAGCATGGTCATCGCGCGGACCGAGGTGGGCTCGGCCGTGAACTGGTCGCAGCACTACGTCGCCGCAGACTCCGGCGTCGAGATGGAGAAGGAGTGGCTCGCCCTGAACGACGACCGGACGCGCGACGACCACTCTGAGGCCGACGGGCAGCGCGTCGGGCTGGACGAGCCGTTCGAGGTCGGCGACGACCTGCTGATGTACCCAGGCGACCCGTCCGGCAGCCCGGAGGAGATCATCAACTGCCGGTGCAGCGTCCTCCACCATGTCGTCGACGACTCGGGCAAGGCGAAGTCCGCCGCTCCCGGCGCGCCGACGGTCGACGCGTTTGCCCGGCAGGTCGTCAACGTCGAGGGCGCGGATATCATCACCGCGTTGGCCTTCGCGCGCGGCGTGTTCGGCGAGGACGACGACTGGATCCAGGCCCGTCGGATGCTCATGAAGCGCGTCCACCACCTGCGCCGCTCAGCGGTGGAAAAGTACAGTCCGGACCAGCCGAGGGACGAGGCCGGACGATGGACCGACGGCGGCGGAGACTTCTCGAGGACGCCGGAGAACGCGCGGCGCGCCGAGACGGCCCGCGTGCGGCTGTCCGCCCGCACGGGGCTCAGGGTCGACCTGAAGCTGCTGA